CACTTGGCATCTTCTCTGCTAGTTTAGTAGGATCAGGCATAGTTTCTTTAACCTGATTCATTAAAAATTCTTTTGCCTGTTTAGCTGAATCTCCTTTGCCCATTAGTGCCATTTCTGTAATAGACTTAGGATCCATGTTCTTAAGCATTTCAGACATTCTGGTCTTGGCTTCGGCAACATTATTTTTTACAGCTTGTGCTTCAGGGCTGTTGGGATCTACTACCTTGCCATTGATTGTAACAGTTTCTTTAACGTTCTCTATTGCTTTAACTTTTGCTTCTTCGTGAGCTTTAGTTGTGGCCGCGGCTGTTTCGTCTTGAGCTTTCTTTGCTTGTGCCTGACCTTCTTGCCATTTTGCTACCATGGCCGCTTGATTGCCTAGTCCATTTTTTTCAATATCTTGCAATACTGTTATGCGAGCTTGATCACTTGCCAAGTTTTGTTCTGCTCTGGCCTTTCTTCTTTCAGCTATTCTAAGTTCGCTTTGTTCAGAATCTGTTAGTTCTCTAGTGGCTTTGATATCTTCAAGTTCTTTTATTTTTGCAGATTTCTGGGCAATTCTTTCTTGATTGCGCTGGATGCTTTCTTCGGTATCACGCTTTTCAGCACCGATCATCACAACACTTTGTTCGTTGTAATTTTTCTTCCATTGTGCCATGTATTCAGCACTATCGGCTTCAGTTACTGAAGTTTTTTCTTTGGCTGTACCTTCTCCAGGAGCATTGGGACTCTTGGCTGGGCTTAGAGTAGAATCGATAGTTTGCGAACCAGTTTTACTAGCATCTGAAACTACCTTGCCCATGTTTTTAGTAGCATCAGGAGTTAATACAGTTTCGCCTTTGTGGATTTTTACAATAGCATCATTTGGTTCAACTGGACTACCTGTTTTTTCTAATGTACCACCGTCTCTACCTGGAGGAGCAATATTACCGCTAGCATCTCTTTGTACTTGTGGGGCGGGCACACTGGTCTTACCGCCAGTTACAGAATTTACAGTATCTTTAAGTAAATCTTTAACATCATTCATTTTAGAAGCTTGATTTTCAGTAGCTTCTTTTACATTTTGTCTTGGACCCACTAGTGTGTCTAACGCCTTGTTAGCATTAGCTACAGCTTCGGGAGTTTTGAAAAAAGCATTGTTAGCTTTTTCAATGTTATTCATCAAGCCTGCGGCCTGATCTTTAGTTCTAGCATTTAGTTCATTTACTAATCTAGTGGCTTGTTGTCCTTCTTCTGCTACAGCTTTGCCTTTTTCATCTACTACTGGTTTACCTTCTTTATCTACTTTTTGTCCAGCCATTCTTGCACGAGACTCATCCTGTTGTGCTTGTTGACCTTTTTCAAAGTTATTTTGATTTTCTTTTGCGGCAGCGGCAGCTGAATTTAATGACTGATTTTCACCATACAACTTGACCATTTGCTGTGCTACTGCACTTGTACCAGTTTGTGCCTGATCATTATAACTTTTCTGAGCCATTAAACCATTAATATCTGCCTTGGCTTTTTCAACGGCTCTGGCAGCTTCAGCTTTTTCTACTTCTGTAGATGCATTTTTTTGTCTTAACAATGCTTGTTGTAGTTCAATACCCGGCGCACCCAAAGCCGCCAGTGTGTCTTTGGCATCTTTGGTACGGGCACCGCCTGTCATAATTTCTGTAGCTAAATTTTGTACACTTGGTCCAAGAGTAACTAACGAAGCTTGAGTTTTTTCAAATGCCTTTCGTTGTTCTTCTGACATCTGTGCCATGGCCATGGCAGTTTTAGGTTTTTCTAATTCTGCTTTGGTGCCGGCAATAATAGCATCTCTGCTTACTCCAGTAGCTAGACTAGTTTCTGTAATTTGTTGTGCTAGTTCTTGTGCGGCTATTTTGGCTTTTAATTGATCTTCTTGTCTAGAAAGATCTAATTTACGAGCGTTCATTACGCTCAATGCTGTAATATCTGCTAGTTCTTTAGTTGTACCACCTAATGCTTGAAAATTGCGACCAGTATCGCTGGTTCTTACATCCGCTGCCAACTTACTAAACACATCGCCTGTGCGATATGCGCTACCAGTTAAGCCTCCAATAGAACCCTTAGATTCTTGTATGGTCTGCGTAAATTCTTGAGTAGATAATCCAGCGTCTTTGGCCTGTCTATTAAACGCACCAATATCATTTCCACCTAGACCAATCTTACCGGCAGCATCCAATTGAGCTTTGTTATCAAGCAATGCTTTGCCGTAAGTGCCTAACGCATTACCAAAACCTTCTAATCCTACAGCTTTAACACCTGAAGCCAGTCCATTTAGTACTGTAGTAGCACCACTTGCACCTTTGGTAAGATCACCAAATGCTACTGCTAAGGGAGATGCTGTTGCAAGAACACGGTTAAAACTGTCTGCATCAAGCTTCAGACCCGATAAACCACCACCGCTGGACTCTCTTGCAGCAGAATTACCGCCACCCAGCTTTTCTGCCAAGGCGTCTATCGAGCTTTTACTAAGGTTAACTTCATCTGTCATAAAAAAATTCCAGGAAATATGCGTATATAAATACTATGTATTATATTTATCTGGAGATAATAGTGGCACATAACCCTTTACAACAATATTTTAGACAAGCTAAAATCTATATCAAATTACCTAGTCAAGGAATTTACAATAAACCTGACGTGATCAAAGGAGATGTAACCAGCTTGCCCGTTTTTGGTATGACTGGTATGGACGAAATTATTATGAAAACACCGGATAGTCTGCTCACTGGTGAAAGTACAGTACAAGTTATCAAAAGTTGCTGTCCATCAATTACAGATCCTTGGGATCTCAGTGTATTAGATACTGATTTAATATTTTCAGCTATTAGAATTGCTACCTATGGTAATCTAATGGACGTTAGCCACACTTGCTCGCAATGTAATACAGACAATGACTACTCTTTGGACTTGACTAGAATTATCGAATACTTTAGCAGTTGTCATTATGACAACAAGATTGTTCTAGACAACATGGTTATCAAAACACAACCGCTGACTTATAAACAAAGTTCTGGATTTAGTGTAAAAAACTTTGGTCTAAGACAACGTCTTAGTCAAGCTGAACAGATAGAAGATCAGCAACAACAACAAACAATGGTTAATCAACTGTTCAAAGAACTGGCCGTTATACAAAATGAACTGTACATGCTCAGTGTTGAAAGTGTAGAAATTGACACTACCGTAGTTACTGAACGCGGACACATTAAAGAATGGTTGGAAAATTGTGATAAGAAAATATTTGATGCTATTAAAGATCAAATTGAAAAAAATAAAACCACGTGGACTACTCCCAGTTTTCCAGTCAAGTGCGAAAATTGCGGCCATGAAACTAACATCAGAGTAGATCTAGATCAATCAAATTTTTTCGTCTAAGCCTAATCGGGCTTACGCCTGAAGAAATTGAACAAAGTTTGGTTAGGCTAGATGATCAAGTAAAAGAATTTAAATTAGAGCTATTCCGTGTGTCCTGGTACATGCGAGGAGGAATCTCTGTGAATGATCTGTTACATATCTACAGCTATGAAGATAGACAAATGATCTATAGTGTTATCAATGACAATATCGAAGCTACTAAAACTTCCGGAATGCCATTAATCTAATTTAGAACCACGGGGCATAAATTTAACATCGCCCGTTTTATTGTTTATAAATTCACCATCGCCCATGTCTTGCCAAGGACTTCCCGGTGTTCCCGGAGCACCGCCCGGCCATTCTGATTTAGCACTAGGTGCATTAGCGCCTGCGGCTGGTTGCGAAGTAGCATCTTTATCTGTTTGGGCAGTTGACCCGGCAGCCGGACCGGCAGTTGCAGTATTACCAGAAGGTTTAGTACCTTGCCCACCACTAGTTGTGTCAGGTCTAGCACCCAGTGCTTGATTAACAGCACCTCCCACTACTGGTATTTTACCAGTGTAGGGTGTTACTGCATTAACTGCGGTGTTGACTCCAGAACCCACTGAGTTGAAAAAGTTATAAATGGCAGGAACGTTTGATTTTAATTTGTCAATCCAAGTTTCAGCAGTGCCGCCCACTAGCGAACTTAGATCAGCACACAGATCAACACCTGTTAATTTGCTTACACCCTGTAATGGCAATACATCGCACACATTGAACAAGGCAATTTTTACTACGATTTGTTTGCCAGTATCGCTATTGATAAAATATAACCAAGAGCCCAACATAGCATTGTCCATGCCTCTGGCCAATTTGGTTAGTTTGGTTACTCCAGGAATAGCATTAAGGAATGGTGTTTTATCAATAACTTTTGTAACCTTATTAGCAGTGCTTAGACCTATAGCCGGAAGGCAAGCTACTAATTTTACAATCAATATAGTGAGTTCTTCTCTGCGAATAGAATCAAATTGAGCTTGAGTAATTTTTTGTGGATCGCCGTTGGGCAAATTCATGTATTGTTCAGCATTGGTGACATTTTCATAGTACTGCTTCCATGCACCAAAGCTGGCTGCGGTAAATCCCCACAGTTTGAATAATTCCCATGCTTTGTAAAACACATTGCCAGGAGCAAATGCCTTAAGACTAATACCGCCTAGTTTGGCCGCGGCAGCATTGGCTTTGGCTTCAGCTTTGGCCAGTATCTCAGGATCCTTTTTGATAAATCCTCCAGCAATACTGTCAAGTCTCACAGGATCTAAATGCACAGTTTTAGGATCGTGGCCTGCCTTAACTGCATCAATTTTTAAGCCAGTAAGTTCTTTCTCAAGTCGTTCGATAGCTTGACTTTGTAATCCTTTACCCATTAGCTTTTCGCCACCAGCTTTAGCCAGAGCTTTAGTTCCCTGCCATAATTCACCAGCTATACTTTCATCAGCGATTACTTCATAAACTTTCATGTTTGTTATCCTATGTGATATTTATCTACACACTAAAGAAGAACTTGCGTTCTTCTGTTCTTCGCTTTTGCTCGAACTATTGTTGTTTTAAAAAGCGCGAAGCGTTAACGATATTATCTAGATTGTTCAGTCACACTTTGCCCTAGCGGGCAAAGCGAAATGGACATTATCTGAGTTGCACAATATCACCTTAGCGTTACTGCATTACAGTGGCGGTCATCCGGTACCACGAGCAGAGTCTTTATATGACGGCGGGCCTAATACATACGCTAACACATATTAAACCGTGGGGCTACTACCCCTCTTTTAGCCTTATTCTCCTACTTATACATTAAACCAGTTAGCGGCGTATCTGATCATCGTCCTGTAAAGGATAGTAATGTATAACTCTGACACCAAGCAGAACTACCTTACCGTCACACATCAGAACGGATTACGGGCACAATGTCAACGCCTGTGCGGGCTTATTTGGTGTTTTACGTGCCTAGTTTATTAGCTTTTGAGTATATGTGAACCGTGTACCCGCACGGAAATTTGACCATTATAATAGTCTTTTGATTCCAGCACACGACGGCTGAACTGTTCACGAGCCTCTATATATGACGTTTCTGCCTTGGATTTACAATAGAATAGTATCTCTCTGCGAAAGTTTTCTTGACCTAACTGCGCAATATCCTTGAGTAATTCATCCGACGAGCCATAATAGGTCTGCCAATCACTATCAATTTTACTGCGGATTTTCTTTTTTTTCTTAGTGCCGTTTTTTAATTTTACTGTTCGATAAGTAGTTTTAGAAAATTTAGCTAGTTTTTTGCCTATGTACATGCGCCCGGAAACGGTGTTTGTTATCAAATATACAAACCCAACACACTCTTCCGGAAGCGATTCAACGATTTCATTGTTATAGTACCAGGACATAATATATGTATATTATTCATCAGTACCATCCCCTGCCTTTTGGTTTGCCTTTTTTTGTGCCTTGGTTTGATCTAAATAAACTCTGTATTGTTGTACATGTTCTCTGCGTTCACGTGCTATAATACGAATCTGCGCTAGCCAGTAACGCATATTTTCTCCGGCTCGTCTAGTACCGCGAGCTTGCCATTTTTGATTTTCTTTGAAGTATTCCTTAAAAGCCGCCATGAGACGCTCGTGCGACTCCTCATTTTGAAAAGGTGACGGCTCTACGTGTTTACTCATTTACTTCCAAATCGTTAGCATAGCTGGTATAACCATTTTCCTTGATAACTTTTAGCACATTGTTAACACGACCAATCAGTTCATCTCTGTGTGATATTAGGAAAATATTCTTTTTACGTTCACGACCCATTTTCTTAAGTACTGCCAGTGCGCCCTCCACACCAGCGGCGTCCAATCCGTTGTCAATAAGCTCGTCTACAAACAACAAGTTAATCTGCTGATATAAACTTTCCCACACATCACGGAATGCCCATGATAATGACAGTATCAAACGGTTACGTTCGCCACGGCTCAAGTTATCAAAGTCTAAATCTTGCCCTAGTTGTGTAATCATAACTGTTAGGTCGTTTTGAAACATAACTGTGTGAGGCAAGCCCATCCGATCCAAGTAATAGGTCAGACGATTATTCAAGTAGGCCAAGTTCTGATCTATAATCTTCTTACGAATAAAACTATCTTTACTAGTCAACAACTTTAATAAAAACTCCTGATGATCCTTTAAGCTGGTCAACGCATTAACATTGTCCCAGGTGATTTCCTGCATGGCAGTATCTGTCAATTCATCGATTTGTTCTTGATAAGGATCAGCATCGTGGCTTTTTTGCACCAGTTGATTTTCAAGCGTCTTGAGATTATTCTGATGCTTGAGAGCCTGTTCCACAGTATCATAGTATGTTTGTGGGCGACCATTGATCTCACCAATAGCGTCTATTTCCTTGGCAATTTTGCTTCTATCTCGAGTAACCTTGTCAAAATATCGTCGGGCCTCGTCGAAGTGTGTGGTAGCCACAAGAGTCATTTCTTCATGTTTGTGATCATGTAACTGTTGTTCGCATGCATGACAGGTCTTACTAGCCAATAGGCTGAGCTCACGCTCGTACTTCGTGACGTTTCGCTCCGCTTGCGCTATCGCGCTATCTAACGTAGCACGTTCCTTATTTAGGCTTTTTAGCTTTTGCGAAGCTTCTTCATACTCTTTAAGTTCGGCATGCTTGGCAAGTTCTGTTTCGATATCTACACTTTCAAGCTCTACAATACTGCGTCCAATCTTTTCTAAATCTTGATTGTGCTGAGTACGCCAGGCTGCTTGTCTAGTTAATAAACTATCAATACTTTTTTGTATAGCTTCATTACTGCGTTTAGTAGCTTCGATATTAGCTGATTCTTGAACAATTGAATCTTTAGTTTGTTTAATTAATTCTTTAAGCGTTTCTGCTTTTTCACTTAGTTGTGTGATACCCAACAACTGTTCGATAATAGCACGTTGGTCATTGGCCCGCATGCTTAAGAATGGCTCTGTATAGGTATTCAGTGCTACAATATGCTTGAACATATCGTGACTCATGCCTATAAGTTCATCTAGATCTTTCTGTGTTTCTCGTTGATCACCTTGAGCATCATCTGTTTCATCTGTTTCTTGTGCTTGATCATTAACAAAGAACTGCAACAGTGTTGGTTTACGTCCCCGTTCGATGCGATAGTCCACGCCATTTTTTTCAAATGACAAGGTAACTAACATATTTTTGTTGTTAATCTTGTTAATAAGATTATCTTTTTTAATGTTAGTCAATGCTTGTCCGAACAAGGCAAAGCTGAGTGCGTTAACAATGGTAGTTTTACCTGTACCGTTACGGCTACCATTATCATCTCCGCCCTGATCTAAATTTTCACCTAGTACAAGTGTTAGATTTTCTTTACAAAAATTTACAGCTTGGGTTTGATTACCCACGCTCATAAAGTTTTTGACCGTTAATTCTTTTATTTTCATAGGCTATTATAAATTGATAACAAAATATTTTTGTCGTAAGTGTCGCTTTCGATGTTGATAATCTGATTACTAACAATTTGATCTACACTTTCAAATGATTGTACATCGATGTTGGTATTAATTTCAATGTCTTTCTTTTCAGCAATCAGTGTGAGTTCGCGAATGTCATAATCTGCAATAAACTTTTCTTTGATAAAACTCGCTTCTTCGAAGGTGATATCGATATCCAATGTAACACGTAAATGCTGTTTAGGTTTAATAATTGAGTCTGCTTCGTCAATTAGTTGGCTTAATTTAACAGTACGAAATGTAGGTTGATCTGGCCAACGGTGATATTCAGGCTCACCACCCCATTCTAATATCATCATGCCACGCTCGTCATCCCATGCATCTGCATAATTGTGTGGAAATGCATTGCCGATATAGATCATGTTTTTCTGTTGTTGTCGTTTGTGAAAGTGTCCGCTAAATCCCAGCTCATAACTTTTAAAACTATCCAGTTGTATCTCGCCATGATCTGGCATTTGCACCATGGCATTCATAAAGAAGCTGGGCAATTCAAAATGACCAAAGATATACTTGCCACCCTTCTTGCTTATGTTTCGCCATTCATCTCCCACAAGCCAAGGGCACAGCGTGACATCTCCAATAGTAGTAGGCTCATGTACCACAGTGACACCAGGTATATACTTTCCAAATTCCACACTGTGTATGTCCCGTTTGTCTTTGTAATACAAATCATGATTGCCTGGAAAGAAATAGAAGTTGTCAAACGCCTGACCCAACTTCTCCAAGGCCCTAAGACTATAATCCATTGTAGTAATGTTAAGGCTATTGCGATTATGATGCCAATCGCCCATAAAGATACCTGTATCACAACCTGCCTCCTTTGCCTTGGCAATATACCAGTCAACAAAATCTTCGCAGTCTTGGTTGTGTACTGAACTGTTAGATTTTAATCCAAAATGGATGTCTGTAAAACAAGCTACTCGTTTAAATAAATTTGTCATTCGCTAGGACCTGCTTCTTCGTTTCTTTTCATGGCTGCCGCATGTTCTCCAGCACCAGTTCTACTGTAGCTAGGATTCATACCGTTAATTTCTAAGATATCATCACGAATGTTTTGATTGCGTTTTTCAATGTTAATAACACGAACAAAACTATTGGTCACAGCCGCAGTAAAATAAGCAAATGGATTGTCCGATTTGCTTTCGTCAAATTGTAATCCAATCTGTGTTAACTGTAGTATAGCCTGACCTTTCATTTCATCGTTGTAAGTATAGCCACGCACGTTGCCGCGAGTAGCGTATCTCTCACACAATTTTAACATCATCCTAGCCAAGGTGTTAGTTATTTGGCCCGCATCTTTATCGAACTTGCCTTTAATCAAATCACCCTTCCAGTGACTTTTTCCTACACAAACAAGTTCATCTTCATCATTAAATTTCCAATGCTGGAATGGTGGAAAGTTTACCTTGTCTCTGTGGTCAGCAAGGCTTTTAGGATTCTTTTTCCGAACGTTATTTAACGGAATATGATCAAATGTCATAATTCTAAATACTACATCAGTTTTGGCAATTTTTTTATAATCGACTTCACAGTCTGCTTGTTTGACTTTTTCGCCAAGGGCCTTGCGTCTGGCATATTCTTGATCACCTTGTCTTTTAGCCCTGTTTCGCTTGGCTTCTGCTATACTTCTTATGTTGATTTTGTCTACGCTGGGCAGTATAAGATCATATTGATGATATTCTGGTTGGGTAAAGCTACAGTATGACGTTTTGCTTCTATGTATTTCTAACAACATATCCTTGTTGTTTAGGTAGTTAACTTTTGCTGTCATCCTTAAGAGTCCTCTAATGTGTTATTATAAACTACGCAGTTAATAAAGTCAAATAAATAATGTACCAAAAGGAAAAAAATTATGGCATTGAATCTGACCCAGACATTAACTGCATCGCAAAATTTAATTGGAGCAGGTGCAGGCGTTGCCAATGTTGCCAGCAACTTGTCACAAGCATTATCGGGCCCACTAAGCAGTCCAGGCGATGTAGCCAGTGCTATCCGTAGCATTAATTTGCCAGCCGCCGGAGAAGCAGTGGGAGACCTAGTAAGCGCAGTAGCCAGCTTTGGTGGCGATGCTAATGCCAACGATTGGCGTGTAAGATTAAGTTTGGCTAACTGGAGTAGTTTCAGAAGTAGCCCTGTATTACAACCTTTAAAAGATGCTGGTGGATTGATTTTTCCTTACACTCCTGAAATTAATATTAGTAGCAGTGCCAAATACAATGACATAGGCACCACCCACACAAACTATACATTCCATGCGTTTCAAAACAGCGATCCAGGAGAAATAACTATAACAGCTCCTATGAACGTTGAAGATGCAACACAGGGATTATACTGGATTGCGGCAGTTCATTATTTAAGAAGTCTTACCAAAATGTTCGCTGGATCTGATCCAAAAGCAGGCAATCCTCCTCCTGTTATTTTCTTAAATGGTTACGGAAATTACGTGTTTAAAAATATTCCTGTAGTAGTTACGAGTTTTAGTACAAGTCTGTCCAAAGAGTGCGACTATATTGGAGTCAATGTAGTAGGATCGGCCGCCGGCGCAGTTCAAGGAGTAGCTGATGGTATCAGCGGCCTTGCAGGCAGTTTAGGCGGAGCCATTCCAGGCATATCGGATATTACGAGTACGGTAAGTAACATAGCTGGCGGAGTTGGACAAGTAGCAGGATTGTTGGGAACATTTGGCATCGGTGGAACTACCAGTGGTGGTGTAAGCCACGTGCCAACAAAAAGTACTTTCACTGTAAAATTAAAACCAATTTACAGTAGGAATAGTGCCCGTAATTTTAGTCTTGATAGATTTGTTACTGGTGGCTATCTTAACAATAGTTTTGGATATATCTAATATGACAACTTATACAAATACAAGTCCGTGGTACACCACACAAGTAACTCAAAATTATTTAGATATTCTAAGTATAAGACCGGTTAGTGCTGAAGTTGATGATTTTCTCTATACGATAGAATCTCAGTATACATATCGTCCCGATTTATTAGCTTATGACTTGTATGGCGAAAGCAATTTGTGGTGGGTGTTTACACAACGCAATTTAGATATATTGCAAGATCCAATTCTTGATTTTGTACCAGGTGTACAAATTTACATACCTAAAGGCAGTAGCTTAAAAACTGTGTTAGGATTATAATATGGGAATTTTTGATGATGCAGGAGCCACAATATCTACAGTGGGCGGGAATGCAATTAGCTCTGCTGAAAGTGCTATTACTTCTATTTCAGGCGGACTAGCATCGGGTCTCAGTGCTATAACTGATACTGTGGGCGGAGTATTATCTACGGTCAGTAGAGTTTTTAAACAAACTTCAAATGTAAAACTTCCCTTACCAAATCCGTTATTTGATTATGCCAGTTATTCTTACGTTATTAGTATTGGTGTACTAACAGATGAATTTGCTAATCATCCTGATACTACTTATAGAGCAGGAAAACCTTTTCCTTTGTTATTAAAAAGCGCCAATGCTGATCCTAATAATCGTGTAAACACACCATATGGTAAGTTTGATTTTTTTATCGACGATGTTAAAATTGAAAGTCTAATAGGACACGAAGCAGGCATGAACACAAATGCCACAGGTCTAGAATTTAAAATTATTGAACCTTACAGCATGGGCCTATTGTTTATTGCCATACAAGATATAGCACAAAAATCTGGACATAAAAACTGGCGTAGTGATGCTCCATTTATTATGGCTATTGAATTCAGAGGCAACACTGAAACAGGTCAAATAAAAAACATTCCTAATACAGCACGTTACATTCCGTTTCAATGGACTGATCTTAGTATGACAGTCAGCGAAAAAGGTGCTGTATATACTTGTAAAGGTTTACCGTGGAATCAACCAGCATTATCAGACGCCAATGCAAAATTTAAAAGCGACATGGCGGCCAAGGGATCTTCTGTACAAGAAATGTTACAAACAGGAGAAAAAAGTCTTCAAGCTAGTTTAAACGCCAAACTGAGAGACGTGGCCAAAACAAATGGTATTGAACAACCTGATGAAATATTGATCTTATTTCCTAAAGACATTAGTTCAGCTGCCAACAGCAACAATGCCGCAGGCGCAACTGAATCTAAATCTTCTGCCACAGTTAACCCCAATGATTCAGCAAGTAGCCAACAAATATATGCATCTTTAGGTGTGAGTAGAAGTGCTAAAAGTGGATTACTAGAACAAACAGCCAATGTAAATGCTATTGGTAATTCCAAAATGGGATTTGACGAAACTAGAAAAGCATCTGCTCCTGTAGGCAGCGAAAATAAAGTATGGAATGATAAAACAAAAATCATGGATCGAAGCCAAAATAATGTGGATCCTAAAGTAAGTGATTTTAAATTTAGACAAGATACAGACATTACTAATGCGATTAATCAAGTAATTTTAAACAGCAACTACATTGTGGATGCATTTAATGCCAGTAATCTTACGCCCGAGGGTTACAGAGGATGGTTTGGCATTGATGTACAGGTTTATAACAATGGTGAAGTTAGCAAAGTCACAGGTGTAAAACCAAAATTACTAGTTTATAGAGTAGTAGAATATAATGTGCATGCAAGCAAAGGCGCACTACCTGTAAATAAAAAACCACCGGGCTATGACCAATTAAAATTACAAGCAGTAAAACAATATGATTATATCTATACCGGTAAGAATGTTGATGTAATAAGATTTAATATTAATTATGAAGGTAATTTTTATTTGCCCATGAGTCCAGACGGACTTCAAGGCACTCAAGATAATGTAACCGCCAAAGATTCAGGCGGGGCAGATAATCAAAAACCAACTCCAGAAACTCGCCCAGTGAGTAAAGGAGCAACTCCAGATTCTACGCCAGGTGTTGGTACTAGTATAGTAAAATTTGTCAAAACACTAGCTGGTACTGACAAGTTGGGCGGTGGCGGCGCAGAAACACAAGCCACCAGAGCAGCCAGATTATTTCACGACAGTGTAAATCGTGGAACAGACATGACCAATTTGGAAATAGAAATTATTGGAGATCCTTACTGGATTGCACAAAGCGGTATGGGCAATTATACAGCACAACCAACACAATTTTACAATCTTAATACCGATGGTAGTGTGAGTTATCAAAATGGAGAAGTGGATTGCGTTGTTAACTTTAGAACTCCTATAGATATAAATCAAACTACTGGTTTGTATGACTTTGGTGGTAAATCTAGCACAGCTCCTATCATGCAATTCAGCGGGCTATATCAAGTTACACAAGTTTATAGTACATTTGCCAATGGACAATTTAAACAAACGCTAACAGGTTTAAGAAGACCGTTACAAGAATCTTCAGCACCAGCACTGACAGCCACTCAAACATTTTCTACTACTAAAACTGTTCCAGTATCAAATGTTGGATCATCAGCACAAAATATACTACCAGGAGTCGGTGCAGTTGATGCTAACGGAAGTCCTGTTGGCAATAACGGTTGGGGAGAAGGTTAATGTCCGATACTGATATCAATTATTCCAGTACAAGCCAGCCTGATCCTAAACCAGGTCCGTTTCTTGCCAAGGTTGTAAGCAACATAGATCCTACCTACATGGGCATACTGGAAGTTGAAATTTTACGACCAGTGGGAGCCACAGAAGGCGCAGAAGGACAACTGCATCAAGTCAAATACATGAGTCCGTTCTGGGGGTCTACAAGTAGTAGGTATCTAGGTCAAGACCCTGATGATTATAACAACACACAAAAATCTTACGGAATGTGGATGATACCGCCTGATGTAGGCGCCTATGTAATGATAATTTTTATCGATGGTGATCCTAAACGCGGTTATTGGATAGGCTGTGTGGGTAGTGAAGCCGAAAATATGAATTTCAGTGTTCCAGGCATTGCAGCCACTCAACGAGTTGTTGAAGACGTTGACCCAGATATGGCCGGCAACTATGGACGAGTACCAGTAGCAGAATATAATAAACTTCAGCCAGGTAATGATACTCCTACAGATCCTACTCGTTTGTTAAAACCAGAGCATCCGTTAGCTACTGTGTTGCGTAGTCAAGGATTAATTTTTGATGATGCTAGAGGAATTACAACTAGCAGTGCTCGTAGAGAAGCACCTAGCATGGTGTTTGGTATTAGTACTCCAGGACCTTTAGATAAACAACCAGGATCTATGGTTGGTCCTATTGGTAAAAGAGAAGCTGAAGTTCCTAATGCTCCGGTTAGTCGTCTTGGCGGCACAACGTTTGTTATGGATGATGGCGATGATAAATGGCTTAGAAAAACTGACGCTAGTTCAGGCCCGCCAGATTATGCAAGTGTAGAAAACGGCGAAACTGATGGAGATCCAACGCTATTACATAATGAATTATTTAGAATTCGTACACGTACTGGTCATCAAATCATATTTCATAACACCGAAGATTTAATTTATATTACTAACAGTCGTGGAACAAGTTGGATAGAATTGACTAGTGATGGTAAAATTGATATCTATGCTCAAGATAGTATTAGTGTACATACTTCAAACGATTTGAATTTTTATGCTGACCGTGACATTAATTTTGAAGCAGGTAGAAACATCAACTTAAAATCTGCAGAAAGATTTCAATCAGAGTCTGGTAAAGACTATAATGTAATAGTTGGAGCTAATGGTAAAATTACAACAAAAACTAATTTAGACGTTAATAGCGGCGGAACAAATAAGTTTACATCAAGTGGTGACACCAGTATTATGGCCGCGAATACTGCTATAGATGGTGGAAATATTAATCTTAATTCTAAGAAAGCAACTGCGGCAGAAACGGCCTCGGCATTAACTACATTTGATAATTTAAAAGAAGATGGTACTTCAACAATAACAAGTATCATGGCACGTATACCAACAACAGAACCTTATCCTTGCCACGAAAATTTAGACCCTTTAAGTTTCAAAACAGATTTGACAGATAGAGAAACGGGCAAAGTGTTATCCACGCCGCCAAAAGCATGGAAAACTTATAGCACTAAGACTGACACATTCACTAAAAATCAAGGATAAAAATCATGACCATATATAAAAAAGTTGTTCTTCCGCCAGCAGTTGCACCCACAGTTGCCGCCCCTCAAATGTATAGAGGATTTAGCACAGTTAACGCCAACAGTGAAAATTTTGTGCTTTATGACTTTGAATTAATCAAACAAGATTTGATCAATCATTTTTATATCAGACAAGGTGAAAGGCTGATGCAACCATCGTTTGGAACTATTATATGGAGTTTGTTATTTGAACCCTTAACACCAAGTATTCAGGATCTTATACTGCAAAATGTTAATGAAATTTTAAATTATGATCCTAGAGTACAAGCTACAAACGTGCTGGTCACGCCCTATGATACCGGCATTCAGATAGAAGCTACATTGAAATATGTGCCTTATAACATACAACAAAACTTACAGTTAAAGTTTGACCAAGCTAATGGGCTAATAACTTAAACTACGTACATAATTTTAATCAATAAATACTGATATTAGGACATAATATGAGCTCAACAGATAGACAAAACAACCTGTTAATATCTGAAGATTGGCAGAAAATTTATCAATCATTCAAGAACGCAGACTTTCAAAGTTATGATTTCGACAACCTACGTCGAACAATGATTGACTACATCCGTACGAATTTCCCAGAAGATTTTAACGATTATATTGAGTCCAGCGAATACCTTGCCCTGATTGACCTTATTGCTTATGTGGGCCAAAGCATAGCTTTCCGCGTTGATTTGAATGCTCGTGAAAACTTCCTTGAGTTAGCAGAACGTCGAGATAGTATACTACGTTTGGCACGTATGATTAGTTATAATGCCAGTAGAAATACTGCCGCAAGAGGTTTATTAAAATTTGGTACTATTAGTACTACAGAAAGTGTTATTGATAGTAACGGCCGTAATCTTGCAGGACAATATATTACGTGGAATGATAGTGCCAATCCTAGCTGGTATGATCAATTTATTAAAATTTTAAATGCAGCTTTTCCTAGTACTCAGCAGTTTGGTAACCCATCAGATAGTGCTACCATTTATGATATTAGTACTGCACAATATAGATTTAATGCTACGAATACTGATGTTCCTGTATATAATTTTACTAAACCTGTTGCAGGCCGTAACATGGATTTTGAAATTACCAGTACAACATTTGCAAATCAGTCTTATATCTATGAAGAACCTCCAAAGATTGGTAATAGTATAGCCTGCATCTATCAAGATGACGGTTATGGCGCAGGTAGTTCAGGTACCGGATTCTTTTTTAACTTTACACAAGGTACATTAAACACTGGTAATTTTACTATAACACAACCTAGTAGTAATCAACTAGTGGATGTAGCTACTCAAAATATTAATAATAGTGATGTGTGGTTATACGGGTTGGATTCTAACGGACTTGAAAGCACATTATGGACACAAGTGCCGTCAACTACTGGTAATAATATTATCTATAACAGCATTAACAGCAATATTAAAAATATTTATAGCGTTATTACTAGGGCTTCTGATGCAGTCAGTCTTAATTTTAGTGATGGTACATTTGGAAATTTACCAATAGGTAATTTCAGAGTATACTACCGAGCCAGTAACAATTTAAATTATACAATAACTCCTACAGATATTAAAAATATATCTATCACTATTCCTTATCAGTCTGCTCAAGGCTCAAATGAAAATTTGACTATTAGTTTAAGTTTAGTTACTACGGTATCAAATGCCGCACAAACAGAAACTAATGCCAGCATACAACAAAATGCTCCTCAGACATATTATACGCAAGATCGTATGATTACTGGAGAAGACTATAATATTAGTCCACTGAGTGCCACTACTCAAGTGGCTAAAGTTAAAGCAGTCAACAGATCCAGTAGCGGTATTAGTCGTTATTTTGATTTAGTAGATCCTACAGGAAAATATTCAAGCACTAATTTGTTTGCAGACGATGGCATAATTTATAAAGAGCCTTTTGTATCAACAATAAATTTTAGTTATATTACACAAACTGATATTGACGGTGTTATCTACGGTGATGTTTATGATATTTTAAACGATTTTAATTTAAAAAATTTTTATTATTCAAATTATATAACTTATCTAACAGCTAGTTTAAATATTATTTGGTATAATATTACTAGTGATAGCAATAGCAGTACTGGTTATGTTGGCGGTGTAGGAGGTACAACTAGCGCAGCTCCATATAAAGTAGGGTCATTTACATCTACAGATTTAAAATATCTTACACCTGGTTCATTAATTAAATTTTCAGTATCCGATCCTACTACACAATACTTTGATAACAAAAATAGCAATGCCATAGTTACTGGTAATCCTAATTCAGTTGGTACTAGCACATATTTGTGGGCCGAAGTTGTTAGTGTAACAGATGATGGCACTGCCAATGGAACAGGAATTTTGTCTACTTCGTTCGGACCTATTACTTTAAATAAAGTTATTCCAACTAATGCAGTTTTAAGTCAGATTATTCCTAAGTTTACAAATACTATCGATTCGACAACTATCACAACCATGCAAGATTTGATTTTTTCAAATCAAAATTTTGGACTAACTTATGGATATAATGGTTCATCAATGAGCTGGCAAATTGTATTTGAAAGTAATTTAAATACAACTTCTTCTTTTAGTTTATCTAATCAAGGTGATATTACAAATTTACAAAAAGATTCTAGTTGGATGTTATTATTCACTACAAATAATGAATATTATACAATAACTTCAAGACAGTTGCGTTACGTTTTTGAAAGTAGTAATCAGGTTACATTCTATTTTGATTCTAATGTTAAAATATATGACACAATTAGTAGTAATATAATCAAAGATTCTATTAATATTTTAAGTGTAAATCCACGTCCTACTAGTCCTGAAGATAATCTTGGAATTATTCCGTTTACAAGAGATTTATCATGGCAAGTTGTTAGCGAATACAACGGTGCAGATGGATATATAGATCCTAGTAAAATTGTTATAAGTTTTACTGATTCGGCTAATAACGGCATAGCAGATAATCCTCAATTATTTTTAGATATAGTATCTCCTAGTTATAATCCGTTAACCAAATATATTGTCCAACAACGATATCTTATCACACAAGGCCAAGAAGATTACCAATATGTAACTAACGATCCAGTCAACGGGCCAGTAATTATTTTAGCCACTAAACCTTCTGGCGGTGTCAACGGTAATTATTATTATTTTGTTGACACAAATACAGTAGCACAATATACAAATGCCAACGGATTTGTTCCTAGTTTAGATTATAAAGTATATTCAGGAAGAGACAATCTACGCTTCCAGTACACACATAGTGCCGACTATGATAGTCGTATAGATCCAGGTGCTAGTAATATCATGGACATTTATGTGTTGACCAACAGTTACGATACACAATTTAGACAGTGGCTATCTGGAGCAAATGTAACAGAACCATTACCTCCTAGCAGTAGTGAATTGAATACATTGTTAAGTGCCAATTTAAATTTAATTAAATCCATTAGCGATGAAATTATCTATCATCCTGTTAGTTATAGATTATTATTCGGATCAGCAGCCGACCTTAGTTTACAAGCTACATTTAATGTGGTAGTAAATCCAAACTCAACTGCATCGGATTCAAATATCATTGCAAGGATATTAACATCTATTAATCAATTCTTCGCACTTGAAAATTGGAATTTTGGAGATACATTTTATTTTACAGAATTATCAACTTATGTGTTGACACAATTAGCACCAGACATAACAAATTTTGTTATAGTTCCAAAACAAGCAGGTCAATATTTTGGCGGCCTCTTTGAAATTCAATGCCCTAGTAATCAGATATTCATTAGTTGTGCCCAAGCTAGTGATATTGTTGTAGTACCAGGATTGACAAGTACAAATCTTAAAACAGTAACCGGATCTGCTTTGACTCAAGTAATTAATACTCAAACAATAACCAGCGCAACTAATGGAGCATCTAATGGCTGATACTACTCCTTTTGGAAATAACGGGCTTAGTACAAATTTATTACCAGGGTTTTATCAAACTCCTGCTAATAAGAAGTTTTTACAAGCTACTATAGATCAGTTATATCAACCTGGAACAGTTACTAAAACCAGCGGGTATATTGGTAGAGAAAATGCTAAAGCATCGACAGGCAAGGATGTTTATGTAACTGCCGCCGCACAAGTAAGACAAAATTATCAATTAGAACCGGGATTAGTTATAGAAGATAGTTTAGGCAATGTTACATTTTTTAAAGATTATATTGACTATATTAATCAATTAAATGTATTTGGTAGTAATACTAGTAATCATGCACGACTAAACAAACAAGAAATGTATAGTTGGGATCCACATATAGATTGGGATAAACTAGTAAATTTTCAAAATTATTACTGGCTACCTTACGGACCTGACACTATAACAATTTTTGGTCAAGCACAACAAGTAACTAGCACATATACAGTTAATTTACAATCAGTTGGCAATGATAATCTTTATATTTTTACACCTAACGGATTTACACCTAATCCAGTTATTAAATTATATAGAGGACAAACTTATACTTTTGATATTACAAGTCCAGGCAATCCATTTAGTATAAAATTATCTCGAAGTACAGGTATAACAGATCGATATATTGTCAGTTCTATCGATAACTACGGAGTGGAAAACGGTACTATCACATTTACAGTTCCGACTAATGCTCCTACAATTTTATATTATCAAAGTGAAGCTGATATTAATTTAGGCGGAGTATTTGAAATATTTGATATAGACGAAAATACTTATATTGATGTAGCCGCAGATGTCTTAGGTAAAAAATCTTATACATTGTCTAATGGTACTCCTTTAAGTAATGGTATGAAAATAAACTTTGGAGGTAATGTTACTCCTTCATTGTATACCACCGGACAATATTATGTAGACGGCGTGGGCTCTGCTATTATATTAATTCCAGAATCAATTTTAGAAATTGTTAGTCCTTATACTACTTCTGAAGCTATTGAATTTGATAATAGTCCTTTTGATATAGAACCTTTTAGTGATGCTACAGGTTATGCAAGCGTAGCTGATTATATTGTAATTAATCGAGCTAGT